CAAAACATAATCCATAAATTCTTTTGGATTTTCAGTATTACCCTCATAACCAGTTAATTTTGCTAATGCTTTTCTGATTCTCTTCGGTGAATGTGAATTTGTTCCCATCTCTCCAAGAACCCTACCATCAACTCCACCATTTATATAATCTTGTAAATGAGTTCTATGTAGATATCCAGCTGTATAACTTTTTTCATTTGGTCCTGGTGTGGTTTTCATTTTTTCCATAGCCTCATCTGCACTTAATCCTTCTTCGTCTATATAATATTGTATATCTGTTTCTCTTAATCTATTAACAGATTCTTCATACATATTATCCATTGAATTTTGTCTGCTAACTTGTTCTTTTTCAAGTGATTCCAAACCTTTACTATTCATAATTCTTACTACATCATCACCAGTCAATTTACCACCAAAAAGTACTTTATTTTTATCTGTCTTACTTGGTTTTTTCGAAATTTTTTCAGCACATCCTTTTAATCTACTTCCATCACCACCCATACATTTCTTCATTTCATCTCTGATTTTTTTTGTAGCTTTAGTAGCTTTGACTGTTGAATAAGCAACACCTTGAGCTCCGGAACCGATTCCTTCAACATCAGTTCCGTGAGAATCCAATGATGCTTGCATTATTTCATTTGCATATTTTCCTGGATTCTTTATAGCATCTTTAACATCAACACCAGTTTGTTTTAATCTTTCTTGTACTCCTTTGTTTTTAAGATTGTCTTTAAAATATGATAAGTTTGGTTTTTTTCCATCGTGATACTCTGATCTACCACCCTCATACATAGTTATTTTTCCAATAATGTCACCAACTTCTTTTAAATCTTTACGATTATTTTTAATAACTTCTTGTGTTTTTTTCACATACCTTTCATTAAACCCTTTACCAGTTTCCATAGCATCTTGTTGAACTCTTGTTACCGCTGTAATGTCCGCACCTTCAACAGCACTTGCTTCTGTAGCTTTAGTTACAGTAGATATTGTAGAGTTAGAAATCATATCTTTTTCACTTTGTTTATTTGTTACATAAGCTACTCTCGCATTACCATTGTTATCTACAAACATCACCATTGTATCAGCATCACCCTCTGTTCCAGTAATTGATTTATCTCCAGCTTTTTTCTGAAACCATTTTAATTCTTCTTGATAATGTTTCATCGTTTCTTTATCACCAGCTTCTTTTGCTTCTTTATATTTTGTTAAAATTGTGTTTCTAACTATATCACCTTCAGTTGTTGTTGTTGGATAACCTTCTGGTTGTTTTTTATTGTAATTAAAAGATTCATCCGTTATTATATTTTTTGCTGTCTTTATACCACCAGTTGACTTTCTTATTAATTTACGAACAGCATTTTCACCTTTCTTTTTACCCCATTTGGTATCTTTTATAGAATCAAAAATTTCATTTTCAACTTCTTCATCAGATTTATTTGGATTTCCAAATCCAATTTCTTTAGCCATATTACCTATTTCTTCTTGTGCGGTAGTATCACCACCACCTTTACCTGTTTTCTTCATATCAAAAACTTTTGCTCTATTATCTTTTGTTTGTTGTACTGCTTGTTCAGTAGTGGTTTCTTTAAATTCACCTTTTGAAGTTTTACGAGCTATATCTTCAATTGAATCATTTCCAAAGTCAAGTGGATTTTCGTTTTTGTAAACTCTTTGTGCTGGTATTTGTTTTGTATCTGTTTTAGTTGGTTCTTTTTCAGCTTTTTCTTTTTCTTTCTTCTCTCTTGCTTTTTTACTTTTTGGATGTTTTTTGATATAATCAGCTTGTTCTGCTGATGATAATTTACTCCACCAATCTTCCTCTATTAAATTTTCAATGACTTTATATATAATATCGTTTGGAATATCTAATTCTTCCATTGATTCTCGAAGTTTTACAATGTGTAGTGTGTTTTTTGGATTAGGCATTCCATCGTGAACACGATATGCCCATTCTACTAAAATTTCATCTATGATTTCTGAAATATGTTTCATTTATAACCTCTTTGTAATGTCTTGCATTTCACCGTAATTTTTACCCATCTTAGCTTTAGTTATAAAATACGGCTTGTAATCAACCCTATTAGTAGGTAAATCACAATCATCTTCAAGTATCTTTTTGATTTGTTTCAAAGTTTCCACTCCATCTTGGTTAGAAAAATCAAATAGGAAACTATCGTAACCATAAAGAACTAATTTTGTCTTCTTCCCTAATAAATAGTCTTGAATTGATAAAATCTTCTTAATATTCATTTCAGTTTCATAAGCTTGAATTAAATAATTAAAAAGTTTATTCCTATTCAAATCATCATAATTTTTATATATAAGTTTCCTCTTATAAATATCAGTCAAAACATATTTATTCCTATTTATTTCATTCCATTTATTATTTATATAATCATATGTTAAATCATAAAAACCTGATAATTTTTTATGTTCTTCACGAATACCACCATATAATATCTGAAATGTCTTCTGTTTTGATTCTTCATATGAACAACCATATTTTTTAGAAAAATACTTGTGAACTGAAATATCAGTTGGAAATTTAAATTCTATTAAATTACCAATCAACCTTAAATGATAAGCATCAAAGTCAAATTCTACCAATGAATCATTTTCTGGTATAAAAGCTTTTCTTTGTTCTTTTGTTAATGCTGCAAAATTAACTGAACCAAATGAATTACTTGGACGACCTGTTGTTGTCCATAGATTGTAATTAGAATATAATTTACCATTGGATATGTGTTTTTTTACTCTAATGTCAAATATATCACATATATCATCAGATACTTTAATACCATTCTTTTCAATACTCCAAAAAGCTTCTGTTTTTTGATGTGAACCATCTCTCATAAGCCAACCTTCATCGTTTATAACTTCACTTGCATTATCAGTAACAAAGTTAGATATCCTATCTGATAGTTCATCACAATACTCTTTGTGTTTAGATAATGGTATGATTTCGTTAAGTTTTTTTACATTGTAGTATTTGTTACTCAAGAAATCTATTGCATTATTTCGTAAATCTAAATCAAATGGTTTTCCTTTTAACCACCAATGAGCTTGATTTACACAAAAAATTGATTTGTATTTAGAAAATATTGGTTGTAATTTTTTACTATCTGGTGTGATAATATCAGCGTCTTCAAGATGTGAATAATCTTTTAACATCTCTGAACAATCAGGATGTAATTGTGGTATGAATTGGGACTTTCCTAATTTAACAGGTTTCCAATTTACTATTTCTCTCGTATATAATAATGATAACTTATTATTCCTATGTAAAGGATGTAAAGATGGGTCAGAATATATTGGTATTACAATGTAACTTTTTTCCATAATCTAATATATAACTTTTTTTGTTAAAAAGCAAGCTTTTTTTGTTTTTAATCAGATTTTGATAAATACGATGCATATTCATCTCTCCAATCTTCACCATCGTGTCGTGGTGATTCTGTAGATCTATCCCACCATGCTCTAAATTGTGAACTATTAGGATCAGGTGCACTTCTATTGGATTTACCATAGTGATTTCTTGTATAGCCATCCATTACACCCCCGATATCTGTTCCAGAAGCTGGTGATATTCCCCAATGTCTTGTAGGAAAAATACGATTAGTGAAAAAATAAATTTCATTCCTCCCTTTCCTGTAACGCTGAAGAGAAGGCCTCCATTGTGTTTGTCCCCCACGATCAGTATAATCATCAGCACCATATCCATTGTATGCATTACCACCATAATAATCATAAAAATATAATGGTAATGGAATAGTTAAACCATTTGATAAACCATCTAAATTTAATTTTGCTTTTATTATGAAATTTATATAAAGAAATCTATCACATTTTACCGGTTCAATATCATACATAAATGATTTTAAATGTTTAAAATTTCTGCAGATTAGATAACCATCTCTATATGAGTTTGGAAAGCTAGTATAACCATCATTCCAATACGGTGCGTTCCAATGATGACTCACATCATAAGTATAAGTAGTAAGAGCTTTATCTGAAGCTTCATCTTTATAAGCTTGTGAATCATCTATTTCTAATGAATCTAATATCGATACATCTAATTTAACATTTCTATTAGGAATGATTACTGGTGCTGCTGCTTTTTCTGCATTGGGTTTTGTTCTAAATTGTGTTTCAACTTCTGTCCACCAACCAGATGTATCTACATCGTGTTTGACTTTCATAACTTGAAAATAAACATTATTTAAAAACATTTTTGGTAAATAATCTACCATAAATATACTACCAGGAGTTAATGTACCAATACCATATGTAACTATGGATAATTTTATTGGTAAAGGTACAGATCTACCTTCAGCTTTAACAGGAACCCCTACATAATATTTAAAATATTCTTCAAAAGTATCTGCTACGATTGTTCCTTCTCTTTCCATTTGATCTCTATTGGCTTTCATTCTTGCTTTATCTTTTTTGGCTTCTAATTTTTCTCTTTCCTCCTTTTTTTGATCCTCCGTTACTTCTTCATCTGGTTTTGGATCACCAAATGCTTTATATTTTTCAGTATCTACTGACATTCCGTGTACTTTATTTCTAGCAGATTTATTTTGTTTCACACTTGTTATATCTTTATATAGTTTTCTAAATTGTAGGCCTGCTTCATCTGTATAAGCCATTTCGTTTAATCTATAAGGGGTTATATCAGGTAAATAACTAACAAAAAAATCAAATTGAACACCTGGATCTAGTGAATTTTTAAAAACCTCTGCAAGAGCGGCTGAATCTTCAAATAATTTATTTGTAGGAATCATCTGTGCACCTGTACCTGATGATGCTTGAATAGCATACATATTTCCAACAGCACCGTCTGGCATTTCCATAGTTACATTATAATCCCTAACTATAGAATTACCACCCATTATATTAAATCTAAAAAGATTGTCATATGTATTTGCAGGAATTCTATTAGTAGAATCTATATTTGTAAAATAATCATCATAAATTTTGATTCTCTTATCATCTCCACTTTTTGATCCAATTTTCCAATTCCAAACATTAAATGATGAATCATTTATCTCATCTAACATTGCTTGTATAAATTTTCTCGCTGAGGTGGTATTTGCTCTAAGTGCATCTATAATTACATCTACTTTAATAAAAATTTCTCGCAATGGTATTCTTGGTATTTGTTGAACTTTATCATAATTAGTTCTTGGTGCTATATCAGTATACCTTGATCTATTTCTTTTTGCAGCTGCACCTTTACCACTTATTTTACCCAGTTCCTCCATATAGCTATCAAAAGATTTATTAAATTGAGATATGTCTTTTGTTGTAATATCATCTCCATTTTTTTTGTAAAATTCTTTATCATCTTTAGATAAATCTTCAGATAAACTTTCTTCATTATATCTTCCCGTATAATGTCTTTGTAAATCTGGAGATAAATTCATTTGTGTACTATAAGTTCTATCCCAAAAATGTGGAACTACAATATTTGGCCAATCATCACTTAAATTTGTCATTATAGATTGTAAAAATTCATAATCTTTATTGTAATATGTAAATTCTTCACTCGAATCTAAAGAAACCTGTGCGTTTTCTTTGTTCTTATCTAAAATATCTCCCATACCAGCACCATGACCAAATTCTTTGTTTATTATCTCATCTTCTATAAATCCCCAAGTTACATAATTTGCGTTATCATCTCCTTTTTCTGCGAAAAATACACCAGATAGTATAGCAGGATATGGAGGATTAAAATCTCCAGATCCTAATGTTTTGGTAGCAAGTTGTTCTAGATTAATTTCAAAATTAGCCATTTGTTCAGCTGATGTATTTCTGTTTGGAAGATTCTTTGTCAATGCTGTTTGATCTGCCGCGTCACCCAATCCATATAGTGCTTGAAGAATGATTACATTATCTAATTTATATTCTATTTTTTTCCTTAAAAGTTCATTTTTAGGCATAGATAATAAAGCCATATTTTTCGAAGTTAATTCTAAATTACATTCAACACTGCCATTTTTTAGTATTTTTGAATCATAATTAGTAACCAATCCTATAACGGTGTCCATATCTCCTTTAGCTTTTGTAACAAATCCATCTTCTTTTAAATCCCTTTCTCCAGCTTCTCCAAAAAGACTACTTTCTAATTTCTGTGTATTTATTAATTCTTCAGGATCATACAAATCAGATGTGTTCCAACCAAAATCTAAAAATATTTGAGCACCAGGCCTTAAAAAATATTTATTATATATAGAGTCAAAATCTGCAAAATTATGAACAGTAAAACTTACATTTGTTTTTTTAATCATACCCATTGGACCTTCGGTTTCACTACTTAAACTTGTGATACCAGCCGCAGGTTTTAAAAATTTATTATGATCATTTTCCACACCGTGTTCAGTAGGAAATACTTTCTCTGTAACTGAATCACCTGGATAAATCTGATCAGTTACATTTAATACATGATTACCTATCCCATAAAATACTACATCTGTAAGAGGTGTTGACAATTCTTTAGCAGTTTTCTTTCTTTTAACCATCCATCTACCTAATTTTTTATCATAAAAAGCCTCTGCTCCATCATTTTGTGATGCTATTAAGTTAGCTTCTTCTTGTTCTCTTTCCACTCGATTGGATAATTTTTTTTTCTTTTCTTTAATCATTCTACCAGCTTTCTGCCAACCATATCTTTTTGATAGATTTGCATATTCTGCCTCTAATTCTTTTTTTAACTCTTCCGTAGATCCAAATGCCTCTCCTTTATGTATTACAATATACTCTTCAGAACCAAGTTCTTGTTTAGGTGATTTAACTAATTGCACAGCTGTCCACATACGAATAAATGGTGTTCTTGAAGCTAAATCAAGTTGTCCATCAAATGTATTGGTTATGTAATCGGATATTTGATATGATTCAGATGGATTTTCTGCTTTGGGGTCATTGTAGGCTGAAACTAGCGATTCATTTGGATTAACAGTTCCTGCTGCGACGGCTTGTCTTGCTTCAAGTTTTCTTTTAACCTTTAAAGGTATATCAGAACCAAATATTCTTTCATTAATCATTTTTAAAAACCTTTTGCGTCTGTAGTATTTATGGGTACTCTAATTTTTGTTCCTGCTGGAATATTATTTGTTTTTAGATTATTTACTCTCGCAATAAACCACCATAAACCTGGATCTTTATAAAATCTAAAAGCTAAATTATCACATCTATCACCTTCTTGTGTTATGAAATATGAATCAGTATCTTTTTCTGGTATCGAATCATAAATTGTTGTTTTATAATAAGTTTTTCCACCATATACTTTTTTAAATCCGCTATTTGAATATCTTGCCATTTTATCCTCCTACATATCCATAAAAATCGGTGCTTAAACTTGGAGTTGTTGCATGCATCACCTTAAAAGTTATAGCTGCAATAACATATTTTGGAACTCTTGCTCCTTGTTTAGTTTCCCAAGTTGCTTCTGCTGGAATTTCGTAAGACACAGTTTCAAGAAAACCAGTTAATTCATTTTTAGATTTTCCAAATAATTCCCCAAGTCTGAATTTGATAATGGGTGGTTTCATTTTCATTATTTGAGGACCTAGATAATTATCAACAGCATATTCAGGGTAACACATAGAAGTCAATCTATTCATTTTTTGATATATCATACTCAATTCAGTTTCTGTATGAGCATAAAGTTTTAATGTAAAACTTATACTCCTTTCTGCATTTGTATAAGTATAAACAGGTTCACTTCTACCAACATAAGTTGTAGATTCCCAAGATGGTGCTATATCCTCTGTTAAACCTTCCAAATAAGCTCGAAAAAATACCCAAGCGTTATCTCTTAAATCTTTAAAGTAAAATGGCATTCCGTTATCAGATGATTCTATTTTCTTTGCATCACTTGGATGAGCTTTTTCTAATTCATCATGATATACATCAGTTTTTCTAAGTTTTTCATAAGTTTTTTCATCTTTTAATATGTGTTTTGCACCACCACGAATTCCTTCTTTAGTTAATTCCGTAATCCCCCACGCCAAAGCACCGACAAAACCTTTTGAAGCAAGGTTTGATAGTCCCTCAGCTGCTGTTTCACCTGCAGATTGTTGACTAATTGTTTCCATTTCTGAGGCTTGTTTAATTTGATTTATTTTTTTGTCACTTTCTTCTTTATTTTTCACACCAAATTGCATCAGTGTCATAAAATCACCACCTTGTGATTTTTCTTTGAGTGTCGTTGGTTTACCTGTTATACTTGATACAGCTGAATTGAACTTATCCATTGCTGACTTTCCTAAATTTCCAAAAGTTGTAGTATCACCTGGTTCTGAACCCATAAATGAATTTTCCATACTCTTAACTGTAGCATCATACGATGAATCACCAAATATATCAATACCAACACTTGATAAATCTGGTTCTGTTCTTTTCACTAATATATTAGGAACATTTTGTCCTATGTTTCTTGATAATGGACTAATTGCCGTTAAAGTAGAAAGTGGATTATATACATTACTAAATCTTTGTGGTGATTGTTGTAATTTACCATCAGGAGTAACAAATTGAACTGCTGTATTTAAACCTAATAAATTTTGTTTTCCTATAAATGATAATCCAGCAGGTGACATCATAAATTTACTTATTCTAATAGTATCAGTTGTAGCTCTAACAATAGGAACTGAACGATTTCCCATATTTAGTAATCTACCACTTCTTAAATCAAAATCACTTTTTGGTAATCTACTTACAATATAAGGTTCTCCTGTTTCACCAAATATATTATCTTTACTTACTATAGCTTCAATTCCTTCTAACAATAAACCTGGAAGTGGTGTTCTGGAAGGACTGAATACACTATGGCTTTTACCACTCTTTCTTATATCTAAATTATCTCTACTTACATTACTACCATAATGATATGGTTGAAATGGATTATTAGGATTTGGATTGTCTATAGTTTTTGGTGTATGTCTAGCTGTATATAATTCTTCCCAACCATCGTTTGATATATTACCTTTTGGAGAAAAATTATCTGGAACTACTGCTTTATGAGTTGTACCTGTCTCTGCAGGAGAAAATGGAAATTTTTGAAAATTATATTTTTTTACAATTAAATTATTTTCAACAAAGATTGGTGAAGGTGTTATAATAGAGTTAAAAATAGGATTATTTACTTGAGTTCCTGTTAAGTTTATCATTTTAGAATCATTACGATGTATCGGAGTAATAGTTTTATAATCGTCAGCTCGTAATTTAGTATTTTCTTGAAAAATACTTTTTAACATTATTAATGAATTTACACTCATTTAATTTTTCTCCTATGCGAACATTTTGTCGCCAACCCTTGTACCAATCTGTTTAGCTACTGTACCACCAGTACCAAAATAATTTGCCAAATCTTTTCTTAGTCCAGCTGTTTCTTCAGTATTTTTCTGTGCAGCTGCTCCACCACCACCTGTACCACCTCTTGCAGAACCTGCGGCCGATGCTATTCCAGGTGCCATCAGTATATCGTCATCTTTTCTACCCACTAATGCATTTGGACTACCTGCAGGTGAAACCACTGGTTTACCATCAGCTGGAATTACTGCGTCTCCAACACTTTTCGAACTAGCTACTGAAGCTAGTATCATTGCCACTGCCCCAGCACCCAAAGCCAAAGCTACCGGTGTACCAAATCCAGCTGTCGCCGCAATCATAGCTGCAATACCTGACCAAACCCAAGCTACAGCTGAAGCAACAGCAGCTGCGACACCTCCAGCTTGTGCAATAGCTGCGGCAGTTACATAAGTTGCATAACCTACCATCAACCCAATCAATACAGGCATTATACCAACTGTTTCTTGAATAAATCCTAAGAAACCACCTATAGCACCCACTATCATATTTAATGGTGGTCCTAATACTTCTGCCATTACAATTCCCACTTGCATTAATTGGTTCATTAACTGTTCAGTGTTTGTTAAAACACTTTCAGGAATTAAATCTGATATATCTTGTTTCGCTAACTCACCTTGTAAATCTGCTTCTTCGCCTTGAGCTGCTATAACTTTACCTAATTCATCAACTTGCATACCTACTGCGTCAGCTAAAGCTTGTCTTTGAAGAACATTCATCTTATTGAATTCTTCTTCACTACCAACAATATCTAAAATTTCTTTTTGTAATCCTTCCAAATCACCTGCTAAAGATAACTCTCTTGCTTTTTGTAAATTAATATCTCTACCAATTAACATTGAAGCTTCCATTTCTTTGGCCAAAGAACCTTGAAAATCTAATAGTGATTCAGAAATACCAGCTACAGTATCTAATTCTATACCAAGTTTTCTAGCTTGGATTGCAGCCCTCATTATATTCTCACCACCATCTTTACCGAACTTAGCAAATGTTTGAGTACTCTTTGCTACATCTGCTAAAACTGCTTGTGGTGCCACTCCATTCGCTTGAGCTAATGCTGCAGTTGATTTTATTAAATTTTCAGCCGCTTCTTCAGTTAATCCTCCCATTGTTGTAAACATTCCAACTAATTGAGTACCATCTGATAAACTTATTCCAAGAGATTTGGATATATCACCAACAGTCTTTGCCATATCAGTTGCTTCGTCTAAACTTATTCCAAACTGACTATTTAAATCAGCTATTGTTTGAAATGCTTCATCAGCTGAGTAACCCATTCCTTGAAACGCTACTTGTGCCTTAACCAAATCACCTCTCATTTGGGTAACACCCATAGCACCAAATTGTTTACCTATTGCTTCTTGAGTGGCATTAAATTGTAATAACGCGGCTGTTGCTGCAATTATAGGATTTCTCATCTCCCATATCTTACCGATCATACCTCCTGTTATTTCTTCTGCACCTGCCCAAGCTTCCTCTGATAATTTTGCTGCAGTGTTTGCCTTCTGTTGAGCTCCTACAATACCTTGTAAATTCTTTAACCTATCTATTTCACTTTCACTTAACTCTCTTTCTACACCATTTTCCCATACTTTACCAGTAGCTATTTCCTCATTAAGTTGTGAACGAAGACTCGCTAAATCATTCTGAGTCATTTCTCCTGCTACTATTTGATCTGTAATACCTTGAATTCTACGAGCTGTTGATTCTTGTCCAGCACCTTCCATTGCCAATTCTTTTAAGTCTTGAACTTGCTGTACAGCAAGGTCAGCTATGTTTTTTTGTACACCAAAAACATCTTCTTGATTGTGCTTAGCTTCTTTATATTTTTGAATAGCTTGAGCTTGATAATCATTGAAATCATCATAAGCTTTATTCATTCTCTCAGCTTCTGTATGTTGTTCTTTCTCTAAAGCTATAGCATCTTTTTTAGATTTTTTATAAGCTTCAAAAGATACGCCCTGTAAAGCCAATGCTGTCCTTTGGTATTCAGCATATTCTTTTTCTCGTTCTAATTTTTCCTTAGCAGCAGCGGCGATTCGTTGTTCAACGATTTCTTGTTCTTTGGCAAGTCTTAACTCTTCTGTTTTAGCTTTTACAGCGGCTTTGGTAAATTTTATAGGTTTTTCATCTTTTGGCATTTAAAGTTCTCTCTTTTTATAATCCAAGTTCTTTTGCTGTTTTTACATCAACACCATATTTTTTACCTGTTTTTTTGATTTGTTTGCTGACTTTTGCAACTGTTTTTTCAAAATCTGCTAATGCAGCTGCAACAGCAGGATTTTTGAGTAATTGTTTTTCTTTGTCTTTAAGTGGAATATTTTTAGTTTTAGATTGAGATTTTTTTAGAAATTTAAAAACTTTAAAAATATTGATCAATTTAATTTCTGTTAGAATATTTTTTCTATCCATATATGATTTTTTCTTTGACATAATACTCTCCTAATTAGATGTATCTATTCATATATAAATATCAAATATGTGAAAAATTATCTTTTAAATCTTGAAGTTCTTGGACTTTTAATTGAAGGTCGTTTTATTTTCCTATTGTGTTCATCCATTTTTTTCTTTTCAGATTTTTTTGTTGCACAAAGTTCTTCATAATAAAAATTTCTTAAATATACAGGCATAGAATATACTTCAGTATGGGTGAAACCACCTTGACTGTAATATAAAATTGAAAAAATTTGTTTATGAAGTTGCGGTTTATATTTAGGTGTTAGGCCAAAAAAAGTTAACCGTCATAGGTATTGCTACCTTGACGGACTCACCTCCTATTTCTACCTCTTGTTGTAATTCAATATCTGGTGAAATTCTTTTTATCTCATTTCTAAGTGATTTTGAATCTCTAGCCAACATATTATTCACAAATTCATTTATATAGGTTTGAGAACTTTCACCATCTACTGACTTAATCGTATATCTTAATCGTGTTGTCAATTCCTTAGAAATTTGTTGTCCTAATTTACTATTTGCACTTAATTCCGCTACAATATCTTTTTCTTCTTTTCCAGTTAATAAACTAAAAACAACTTTTTGTTTTGATACTGGTAATTCAAATTCAAATTCATTGTTAGTTATACCTTCAGGTAATTTTTTAAAAGGACATTCTGCTAAATTAAATGTATGTGTTGATTTATTACCTGTAGTAGGATGTATAACTTCAGCTGGATATTCAGGTCCGTATGCTAATATTCTAGCTGCAACCATTACAGCATTTTTATCACCTAAAATTAAATCATCACTTGTTATTCCAGGTGTAAGAATAAGTGAATCTAACAACATATCAATCACAACACCTTTTTTAATAAGATTCTGTGATGTAAGAATATCCTCTTCTTTTGCAGTCATATACTTGATTTCTATTTTACCATCTTTAAGTGGTGAATCTTCTGAATATAATTTACCCTCACTTGGTAAATCTATAATCTCACTTGGAAATTTAAATTCTTTTTTTTGTTCTTCTGCCATTATAACCTCCGATTATTTTGATTCGGAAACAGACGCTTGTCTATAACCTGTAACTAATTTCTTTATTTCACCGATAGCTTTTCTAGCTCTACCACCAGCTGCTTTATTACCTTTTGATGAAAAATCTCTATGATTTTCTTGAAAATTTTCCCACAAATCATTTAATTCATTATATAATTCACTTGTATTTGACATAACTTTATCTCCAGTTTATACTTCTATAGCTCTTCTAAACCAACCTAACCAAAATTTTTCTTGATTTGGTTTATTTATAACTATGTTTGCAAATCTTAAAACTCTATAAGCTCTTACTCTATCTACACTGATATTTTGTATGGCTTTTAATGTAGCTGGACCAATACCTCCATCTACTTCTATTTTATCTCTATTTTTAGAATTAGCGGCTTGTTGTAAAACCTTAACAGCCCCACTTCTACCAAAATTTACACACATATCAAAATAAATGTGTTTTAATTGTGGAGGAACATCATCACACTTACCTCGTCTCCAATAGTCTGTATGATATATTTTTTTAGCTTGTTCTTTGGTAAGATTTTTAATGTCCACATCAGGATACCATCTTTTAGCGATTCCATATTTGGTTTCACCACCAGCATCATCAGGGTCATTTACATAACCACCTTCGTGTTCTAAAACTATTTCTATTATTTCTTCAAATGTTGTTTTCATTATATTCTCCATATATAAATATATATAAAATAAAAAAACCCTCAATTTTTTATCAAGGGTTTTTTAAGTTATAATTTAGTATGATTTATTAGAATTTAAGTATTGCGTAATCATATCTTAATGTTAAAGCAATTTCAACAGGATCTGATGATGCAAAATCTAAATCACCAAATGTAGCAGACATTATCCAAGCACCTTTTAATTCCCATTCTTCAATTACATCACCAACAGGTCCAAGTAAATTAAAAGTTATATCTTTCTTATAGAAATCTGAATAACCATCTCTACCAGTTACAGCTTCGTGTCCTAAACGAACCCATTCCATTACTTGTTGTGCCGCTGATGGAACAACTGGGTCATATAAAGTAATTTCAAGACTTGCCCATCTTGATTTACCTTTAACATACCTTGTAGTATTCATATGTTCTAAAATTACTTCATCTGATTCTAAAGTTGGACGATTCATGGTTTTAACTAAATAAGCATTAATCCCATCAATCTGCATTATAAATCTGTTTTTGAGTTTCGGCTCAAAAGGCGTAAACATTATATCTTGTGGTTCTAATAATTCGGGCATTTTTTTTCTCCTAATTGAATACCTTTCACTTACATATATAAATATAACAAAAACTTAAAAAAAGAGAGCTTATTTAATATAAGCCCTCTTCTTTATATTATTTTATTCAGGAAACGATGCTCCTGTTGGTTGAACAGTAAAGTCTAACACAATAAACTCAGCAGTTCTTGTAGGTTGTAAGAATATTTGTCCGACTAATTGATTTCTATCAATTGTATCAGGAGTATTATTCGTATCATCCATTACAACTCTAAATGCATTTAATCCACTCTGTGATTGAACTTGTTCTAAGAACGGATTAGCAATTGACAAGAATCTTCTTCGTGTTGCCGCAGTATTTTGTTCAAATACAAGGAATCTTGAAGAACTTGCGATAAACTTCTTAACTTTAATAAGTAATCGTCTTACATTTACTCTATCAAGAGCTGATGATTTTTTCTGTAATGTTTTTTGTCCAAATACAGTCACACCTTGTCCAGGGAATGTTGCGATTGGATTAACATTTGAATCATATAATGAATCTCTATCAGCTTGAGTTAGTTTTCTTTCAGCTTGTATAGCCACATCAATTCCACCACGATTTAAACCTGCAGGAGCAAACCAGGGGTGTGCAACTTTATCATTGAATGCGATTATTCCACCAAGACATACAGAAGGTGGCACCCATCTTTGAGTTCCAGCAACTTGTGAATCAGGAACTTTAATCCAAGGCCAATACATTGCTGCATAATTTGAATCTCTTGTTTCTGCTTCTGTTGTCGCATCTCCTACATTTTTAGAATACAATACAGGATCAAGAACCGCAAAACAATCACCTCTGTCTTCACATACATCTATTACTTTTGATGCTATAGCACTATGTTCAGCTGCAATTACACCTGGAACTAATATAAGATTTATATCATATTCATCTTGGTTAGCAAGTAAGTTAAGAGCGTCTGCATATGCACTTCCACCATTAGCATGTGTAAGAGACGATAAATTAAGTCCTTGTGAATTAGCTGATTCTATTTTTTCATACATCATAAATTCATAATTTGTAGAATTACCTGCAGAACCTGTTCCGACATTTCCTAATCTGTCAAGTATTGCGTATGTATCTCCATTGTCTCCACCACTAAATCCACCTTGCGATGAACCACTACCACTGTTAGGTAATGAGGCTGATGCACCATTGACTCTGATAGCACCATTTTCATCAAGATAATCAAGTGTATCTCTAATTCCACCAACTCTTACATATTTAGATTTATTTGGATATGAACCACTCAATTGTAAGAATGGTTTAGAATTTTCATCAAATCTTACAGTAAGAGATTGATCTCCAATAGCTTTTCCTATATAATTTGTTGTATTAGGATCAAGAGTCACATTACTATATGTTTCAAGAATTTGTTTTCTTTTATCTGAGTCATCACCTCTTCTAATTAAAACAGTAAATGTACCTTTTCTTTCATTTACACTTGAAACTTCCCATCTGAAGTTATCTTTTGAACCACTATTAAGAATACCATTTTCAGTTGCGGTTGTCTCGGCATTATTTAATAAAGCTCCGTGATTAAGTGTAGTCAATGTAAATGATGGTGCAGATTTATAATCTAAGTTATGTCCTGAACCACTACTATAATGTGAACCACTACTATAAATTGAACCTGTTACATCAGCACTTGCTGGAAGGAAATCTCCATCCATAATTCTAACAACTGTTAATGTATCTGAATTTTTTAAATATTGTTCTGCTGTATGTGATGTTAAATATTGTAAATTGGTTGAACCACTTACAAAAACATCTCCAAATTTTTGTTGGAATTCAGAATATGATGATACCACTGTTGGTATCATTGCTGGACCCTTTACTGTTGGTCCTATAATACAAGCACCAATATCTGCTATTGCTGCTGGTAAAAAACTTTGATCTATTTCATTGGTAAAAACACCAGGTGAAACTATTTTTTCGGCCATTGGAATCTCCTAAATTTAGGTTAAAAGTTCTATCTTATGCATAGATATTTTCATATATAAATATATGAATAAAACTCCAAACGATATAATTAATTTATTTTATTTGTTATTTATTTGGTGTGAATACACCTGTTTCAGGATTCAATGAACCTTCACCATATTTTTTAGTGATTCCATCAAGAAATTTCTTCTCTTCTTCTTGTAAGGATTGTAAATTAGAATTTACTTCACTTTCTTGTTCATTCAATTTAATTTGAGCTAATTTTATTTGTCCAAATTGATTTTGAATATTCATATAGCCTTGTTGAAAATTTTGAACTTGTTTAAGTTCATCTTCTGTGAATTTTTTTTCTTCTGACATTTATAACCTCCGTTGTTAATTAACTATATATAAATATATATAAATTTTGAAAACGAGTGAATTAATTTCCTACTTGTTCATCTGTTGCGTCACCTTCAAATCCAAATGTTATTCTTGATGGTGTCAATTTTTTTCTTGTATTTGATATTTTATTTGTAACCACTGAATTTAAGTATTCAGGTAATAAATAAGCTTTTGATGTAATACTAAATGTTGATTTTATAAATCTTTCACCATCTTGATTCATTTCTGATGCATCAGATATACTATCTGCTGTACATAAAAATTTTAAATCTGTACTATCTCCCCAATATGTATGTGAATTATCTACAAATAATTCAATTAATGGATTCATTTGCTCTATAAAGTTTGTCCACAAAATTACCTCATAATTTACATCACTATATGTTGGCATTCCTGTTACAATATTTTCATAAGCTGGTTTAGTACCTCTTTGAACTGAAAATCTATCGTATTGATTATCTTTACTCCATTTGTTAGCCCTAACCACATCTATATGATTACCTTTAACATCGTGTGGAAAAGATTGACCTGATAAATCATTTCTTTCTACTGCAGTTCGTTTTAACATAATTAATGGTAAAATTAATGAATTATTTTTATCTCTTAATACTCCTCTTTTTCTAACTGCTTTCCATCTTTCTTCATTACCATAATAAACAGGTACTTTAAATACTTCATTTGCTTCTTTTATAGTAGGCCTAATTACATTTTTAATATGATTTAAAACAGCTGTATCTATATCTTTAAGTGTTATTGCATAATTATCAGAAAGATTATTTCCTGGAACAATAACAGTTTCACGATTACCTCTAATAGTAGTATTCTTTGTAGAAACTTGATTAGCTCTATTAATACTTTCTTTACTAACGACTTGTTTATTTGTAATTTTATTTACTGCCATTTCGTCTTCTCAGTTTTTTTAGTTTATCTAATTTGTTATTTACTTTACCTTTTATTTCTTCTGACTTAACAGCTGACATATCCACTTTACCTATTGCTATTTCTTTTTTTATATCAACCTCAATAGCTTTTGTTCCTGTTTGGCTACTACCAGGTATATTGTCCAACTTATTTAACATCTTACCCATTAGTTCTTCCATTTTAAGATTACCATTTGGTTCAGGTATATAAGAATGTTTTCTTTCACCATACAAATCACTATCATCTTTTACATTACCACTCACTTCAACCTTTGGTTTAGGTGTTT